GGCAAGGGCAACCCCCTGAGCTTCCAGTCGGCGAGCCACGGGGCAGGGCGCAAGCTCTCCCGCTCGGCGGCCAAGCGCCTCTACACGGTCGAGGACGTGAAGCGCACCATGGCGGGCATCGAGGCGCGCACCGACGAGGGCGTCATCGACGAAATCAGCCTCGCCTACAAGAACCTCGACGATGTCATCGCGGCGCAAGCCGACCTCGTCGAGGTCGTCGAGAAGCTCGACACGCTCCTCTGCGTGAAGGGCTGACCCGCCCGCGCGTGTAAACGCCAAAGGCCCCCGACTCAGTGAGCTCGGGGGCCTTTGTTACGCTCGATGCATGAAGAAAAGCATCATCGTTCTAGTCGACGACCTTGACGGCACCGAGGGCGACGACGTGCGGGAGGTCACCCTCTCGCTCAACGGCACCGCCTACGAGCTCGACCTCTCGGCGGCCAACCGCGAGGCGCTCGACGCGGCCCTCGCGCCCTTCGTGAGCGCTGGCCGTCGCGTCGTCCGCAAGCGGCGCAAGCGCTCGGAGTGAGGCGGGGAGCCTCCAGAATGAGGGCCTTCTCCACCATGACTTACGTTACTCGCCTCGGCCGACATGCGCAAGTCGACACGCGCGACACGCCGAGCGTGTACGCGATTTGCGCGAGCGTGTAAACGCGTGTACTGTGGGACACATGACGAACCGCACCGCTGAAATTGCCAAGGCCCGCAACGCCGACACCCGCATCGCCGCCGCGTGGACCTCCTACCACGAGGTCAACGACAAGGGCCTCGCCCTTGTGAAGGCCGCCGCCAAGAGCGAGAAGGCCCTCCGCCAGTACAGCCCCGCCATGCGCGACCGCATCGAGGCTCGCATCGCTCACCAGCGCGCCGAGGCTGAGCTCATCTTCGCCGAGGCCAAGCCCCTCCGCGAGGCGGCCATCGCCCTCGACGCCGAGCTCTACGAGGGCTGGACCCGCTTCTACCTCGTCCAGCACATCCACAACACTCAGCACTGCCCTAGCTTCCGCCCGACGACCCGCGTGGGCTGGCTCCCGGATGTCTCGGGCCTGACCGAGGCCGAGGCCGTCGCCGAGCACGGCGCGACCCTGTGCACCATCTGCTTCCCGACTGCCCCCGTCGAGCTCACCACGGCCAAGGTCGCGGATGACATCTGCCCCGGCTCGGGCCAGGCGTTCGACAAGGAGCACCTCACGGGCCGCGAGCGGGCGCACTACAGCCCCCGCGGGACGTGCGCCACGTGCGGCCAGAACGTCGGCCTCACCGCCCGCTTCTCGGGCAAGGTGCGCAAGCACAAGCGCCCCTGACCCTCACCCACCTCGGCCCCTGCCCTCTTCGGAGGGTGGGGGCCTTTCTCGTCCCGGCGACACGCCGTGTGTGAGTGGAGTTGTGTGAGTGTGTAAACGCGTGTACGCTGTAGGTATGACGAACGAAGAAGCCATCGAGAACCTCCGCTACTGCATCGCCTCGGCGACCGAGAACATCGCCAAGGCGGAGAAGCTCGGCCTCAAGGACATGGTCCGTCGTCAGCGCCGCTCGCGCGCCGAGTGGCAGGCCGCTCTGGACAACTTGACCCGCTGACAACCCCCTCGGGAGGGGCTCGACCGGCCCCTCCCCCTCTGAAAGGATCACGACATGACCCGCACCGCCCCCGCCGCCATCGTCAACGCGAGCCCCCGCCACCTCCTCAGCCTCGACCCCGAGGGACGCGCCGCCGCCGCCGACGCCCGCGAGGCTTACCTCCACGAGGTCGAGGCCGAGCTCCACCGCCAGGAGCTCGCGCTCCAGAACCTCCGCCGCGAGGTAGAGCTCGCCAAGACCGGCTTCGGCGTGGCGCACATTCTCGCCAACAGCGCCGAGGACAAGCTCTACGGGCGCATCCCCGGCGACGTCATCGTCGAGCGCGGCGGCCAGGAGTACGCCGTCATCGGCGTCCAGGTGAGCCCCGACGGGAGCCCCTTCTACTTCGTCGTCAAGCCCGACTCCTACGCCGCCAACCTCGGCGACGGCGCTAGCCCCGTGTGGAAGAGCGCCGACCACTTCCGCCGCCCCTGAGCCCCCTCCCCTCCCCCTCGAAAGGATCACACCATGAGCAAGCCCAACCCCGTCAAGGCCGCCGCCGACATCGCCGCGCTCACCGAGACGCTCCGCCTCAAGCGCGCCACTCAGCGCCGCCCCGTGGCCGTCCGCGCGCCCGGCCCTGAGGACTCGCCCAACTCCGCGGGCGTCGTCGTCGAGTTCGCCCTCGGCGCGCAGACCTCGACCACGCTGGACATGAACCGCGGCGAGGCCCGCGACCTCCTCGACGCGCTCGCGCGCTTCCTCTACGGCGACCTCCCCGAGCTCGACTACGCGACGGAGTACGTCCAGGAGGCCGACGAGGAGGGGCCGCTCATCCGCCAGGCCCGCGACCTCGTGCACGCCCGCCAGCGCGCCGACAGGAGCCTCGGCGACCGGGTGCTCATGCGCTCGGGCTCCTACCGTGTCCCCGCGGGCGAGTGGGAGGCCGTCGATGACTGAGCTCTACGCACTCAAGCGCCGCCGCTCCGAGCTCGTCATCGAGCTCAACGGCTACGTCGGCCTCCCGGGTAGCGCGCCGCGGGCGGGCATCCTCCGCGAGCTCGCCGAGGTCGACGACGCCATCGCGGCGGAGAGTGAGGCCAGGCCCTCGGCGCTCTCCGTCGCTACGGCTCAGAAGCTCGCTCCGCTCCTCGCGCCGGTCGTGGACAAGGTAGCCCCCATGGGCGACCCTAAGCGCGCCAGCGCGGCCCGCTTCGCCGCTGAGCACCTCGCCCGCGACCTAGTGGAGGAGCTCGTCCACCGCCTCACGTAAGCTAGACCCGCGCTCACTTCGTCAAAGCCGCACTCGCGGCGAGCGCACCGCCCCCGGTCCAGATGGCCGGGGGCTTTCTCGTGCCCACGACACGCCGACGCGTGAGCCGAGTTGTGTGAGCGTGTAAACGCGTGTACTATCGAAGCATGACGAACACCACCGCAACCCCGGCCCTCATCATCCGCGACCAGATCACGACCGGCGTCCTCATGGCCCTCGGCGCTCACAAGCTCATCGCCACCGAGTCGGGCCTCCGCTTCGCCGCCCGCATCCTGCCCTTCACCAAGAGCGGCAAGCGCGGCACCGCCGCCCGCGTCATGCAGGTCGAGGTGACCCTCAACGCGCTCGACCTCTACGACATCGCCGTGACCTACGCGGGCCGCGACTACTCCGTCGTGACGCACTGGGAGGCCGCTAACGTCGATTGCTTCGAGCTCTCGCGCCTCCTCCTGGCCCTCGACTACGACGGCCCCACGGCGGTCAACCCGCGCATGCTCTGACCCCTCTCTCCTGGCCCCCGAGCTCATCCCGAGCCCGGGGGCCTTCCCTTTGCCCCGCGACACGCCGTGTGTGCGTCGACTTGCGCGAGTGTGTAAACGCGTGTACTGTGGGACACATGACGAACACCACCCCCGCCACCAAGGCCCTCTACCTCACCGACGGCTCCGAGCGCACTTTCACCGTCGGCGAGACGGTCACCTACTACGTCGGCGCGACCCGCTCGGATGTCATCATCCTCGGCTTCCCCGACGGCCTCGTCGAGTGGGCCTACCTCGGCTCCCGCATCGCGCACGTCTCCCTCGGCGGGGTCTTCGTCCAGGGCCTCAAGGCATCCCGCCGCCGCGTCGAGGAGCTCGTCCGCGGCTGGTAAGCCCCTCGCCCACCCGGCCCCCTGGCATCGCGCTAGGGGGCCTTCGCTTTGCGCTCGCCGACTTGCGTGAGTGTGTAAACGCGTGTACGCTGTAACCATGACGAACACCACCGCCCCCGAGTCCTACACCTTCGCCGACGGCCTTGAGGTCAGCATCACCCGCGACCCCTTCGCCAAGACCTACAGCTTCCCCGCCGCCATCCTGACGCTCGCCGAGACTGACGAGGTCATCGCCCACTTCGGCGGCGCGTACATCCGCACCTCGGGCATCAACATCATCGCGGGCTGAGCCCCGCCCTACAGGCCCCCGAGCATCCCGCCCGGGGGCCTTTTCGTGCCAGCGTGAGCACCTCGGCGAGCCCTGGCGGTCTTCCCTGTCATGACAACCACTGACGCACCCGAGGCCCCTCGCCCGGGAGACTTCCCGACCGCTCCCCTCGACGTGATCCTCCGCGACTGGAGGCGCGCCCCCGAGAAGGCACCCGTGCCCGCTGAGCTCCACTTCCTCCGCGTGGGCATCGCTGACTTCATCGACGTTCGCCGCGCGCAGGGAATCGCCTACGGGGCGGCCTACGCGGCCCTCTCCGAGGTCTTCGCCGAGCTCCCCAAGCCCGGGAGCCCCGAGCCCATCGAGGCCGCCGTACAGGCCCTTCTGGCCCTCCCTGACAACGGGGATGAGGCCGCGTGAGGCTCGGTTTCGTCGTCGACTCCGAGGGGGTCGCGCGGGAGGTCACCCTCGCCAGCGTCCTAGCGTGGCTCCCTCCCCTCCTCGCCGACCACCGTGAGCAGGCTGGCGGTCTATAAGGTCTACCCCCTCTACATCCCCGCCGACCGGGCGCGCTTTGAGTGGCCCGGCGCGGGGATGTCCCTTGGCATGTAGCTCAGTAGGCAGAGCACCCGACTGTTACTCGGAAGCGCGCAGGTTCGACCCCTGCCGTGCCAGCCACCCCATACCGCCCGCCCCGGGAGTGTCCTCCCCGGCAAGCGGGCGCACCATCCGCGCTCACAGCAGAGTGCACCCCCTAGGTGAGGCCCTTCACAAGAGCCCCTAGGCCGCCCCCGGCACAGCCCCCATGAGGGGCCGTGTACGGGGGCTTTGTCGTGCACCCACACCCGCCCCCAGGAGGGCCTATGCCATGGGATACGAGTGACCGTAAGAGTCGCCTACCCGACGACTGGAGCATCCGCCGCATGCGTGTCCTACGGCGGGACGCCTACCGATGCCAGGCACGGGACTCTGAGGGCCGCCTCTGTGGTGAGTGGGCCAACCAATGCGACCACGTCGTCGCGGGTGATGACCACGACCTCGACAACCTCCAGGCCCTATGCCAATGGCACCACGCGCGCAAGAGCTCGCAAGAGGGGGCCGCCGCTCGCAAGCCCCGGCCCACCATGGCCGCCCCTGCCGAGCCTCATCCGGCCTTCATCCGGCGCTGACTCCGCGGCGAGGTCGGCTTCAACTGGCGGCCCCCCTCTTCCCTCCCGGAGCGGCATAGCGTCTCCCTGTGCGCGCGAGTCTGGGGGTCGCGGGAGGGACACCCCCACACCCCCTACAGAGAGGCCGAGGAGGCCAGCTATGGCCGGAACCGGCCCCCTACCCAGCACGCACCGCCAGCGCGAGCGCGACACACGCCGCCGCGCGTCCGAGTTCACGACCGTCGAGGACGACGGCGAGCTCCGCGGCCCCGAGCTCGTCGGCGAGTACAGCCCCGCCACGCTCGCATGGTACGACGTATGGCGTCGCTCGCCTCAGGCGGCCCTCTTCGAGGCCACTGACTGGCTCCGCCTGTCGCTCCTGGCCCCGATGGTCGAGCGGCACATGGAATCGCCATCCGCGGCGGCCATGTCCGAGATTCGGATGAACGAGGAGCGCCTCGGCGCGACCTACGCCGACCGTCTCCGCGCTCGAATCAAGATCGAGCGGCCCGACGAGGCCCCCAAGCTCGCGCTCGTGACCGAGCTCAAGCCCAACGACATCGCCGCACGGCTCGAAGCCGCGCGCGCCAAGCACAACGAGCCCGAGGAGGCTGACGGCCCCGAGCCCGCGCCCTTCTGAGGCCCTCAGGAGGTGCCACATGGCACGTAAGCGCCGCGCCGTCCTCACGGTCGAGGACTTCCCCCTCGACGGGAGCGTCCTGACGCTCGGCTTCGCCGTCGCCGAGTGGATCGAGGGCTACCTCATCCAGCCTGACGGCGACCACGCGGGCGAGCCCTTCGTGCTGACGCCCGAGCAACTCAACTTCCTCCTATGGTTCTACGCGGTCGACGCCCGCGGGCGCTTCCGCTTCCGCCGCGCCGTCCTCCGCCGCTCCAAGGGCTGGGGCAAGTCGCCCTTCCTGGCCGCTATCTCCCTCGCCGAGCTCGGCGGCCCCGTGCGCTTCCACTCGCTCGACGCATCTGCCCTCGGCGGCGTCGTCGGCGTCCCTCACCCGATGCCGTGGGTTGTCATCGCGGGCGTCTCCGAGACGCAGACCGAGAACACCATGGCGGCGATCCGCGCCATGGCCGAGGGCGTCGAGCTCGCGGAGCTCCTCGGCTTCGACGCGAACAGCATCGGCAAGACCCGCATCATCCTGCCCGACGGCGGGAAGATCGTCCCCGTGACCGCCAACGCGGCCACCCAGGAGGGCGCGCGGCCTTCGTTCACGATCATGGACGAGACGCACCACTGGACCGAGTCCAACGGCGGCGTCAAGCTCGCTCGCGTCCTCCGCCGCAACCTCGCCAAGGTCAGCGGGCGCGGCATCGAGACGACCAACGCCCACGCGCCGGGGCAGGACTCCGTAGCCGAGCGCTCCTACCTCGCCTACCTCGCCATCAAGGAGGGCCGCGCCCTCTCGCCCGACGACACGGGCATCCTCTACGACTCCCGCGAGGCTCCCGGCGACGTGGACCTCGCCGACCCCGCCGACGTGCGCGAGGGCCTCCGCCTCGCCTACGGCGATGCCACGTGGATCGACCTAGACCGCATCCTCGCCGAGGTCTACGACCCCGACACACCCCCGGAAGAGGCCCGGCGCTTCTACCTCAACCAGATCGTCGCCGCGGCCGACTCATGGGTCGCGCCGACGGCGTGGCACGCCAACCGCGACGACGACATCCCCGAGCTCAAGCTCGGCGAGGTCGACCGGCGCGGGCGCTCGACCGGCGACACTGTCGCGCTCGGCTTCGACGGCTCGCTCACTGACGACTCCACGGCCCTCGTCGCCGTCCGCATCGACGACGGCGCGCCCTTCCTCATCGCCATTTGGGAGAAGCCAGAAGGCCCAGCGGGCGTCGGCTGGACCGTGCCCAAGGCCGACGTGCGCGACGCCGTCGCGTGGGCCTACACACACCTCGACGTGGTCGCTCACTTCTCGGATGTCGCCTACTGGGAAACCGACATCGACGCATGGCGCGACGAGTACGGCGAGCGGCTCCTCGTGAAGGCCACCACGCGCCACGCCATCGGCTGGGACATGCGCGGCCATCAGATGGACACCACGCGCGCCGCTGAGGCCCTCAACCGAGCTTTCCTAGACGCCGAGGTGCCATGGCGCGCCCACGAGCTCTACGCGGGCGAGAGCGCGGGCCTACAGGGGCACGAGATTCTCACCCGGCACGTGCTCAACGGCCGCCGCCGCATCAACCGCTGGGGCGTGAGCTTCGGCAAGGAGACGCGCGAGTCCCCCAAGAAGATCGACGCCCTCGCGGCGCTCATGCTCGCCCGCATGGCCCGTACCCGCGTCCTCGCCGACCCTGGCTTCGCCAAGCGCCGTAAGCGCCCCGGCCGCGCCATGGGCTTCTGACTTCACCCTCTCCTCGAAAGGCTCCTATGGCAGTCTCCACCAAGCTCGCCTCCGAGCTCGACGACAAGCTCCGGCACGACCTCAAGGACGACGAGCGCCTCGGCCTCCCCCGCCGCTACCTCCGCGGCGACCACGACCTTCCCTACATGCCCCGGCAGGCCAAGGCCGAGTACAAGGCCCTGGCCGAGAAGAGCCGCCCCAACTGGCTCCCCCTCGTGGTCGACGAGTTCGCCAAGGGCCTCACGGTCGACGGCTACCGTCGCCCCAAGGCCGACGACAACGTCGCCGCGTGGCGCTACTGGCAGGACAACGGCCTCGACGCTCGCCAGGACATCGCGCACCGTGGGGCGCTGGAGTACGGCGCGTCATACGTGCTCGTCCTGCCCGGCAAGGAGAAGGCCCGCCCGGTCATCAAGCCCCTCTCACCGCTCCGCTCGGCGGCATGGTACGCCGACCCCGACGACGACTTCCCCGAGCTCGGCTTCGAGCTCCTCGGGACGTTCAAGGAGGGCGACCAGAAGCGCCAGCGCGTGGCCGTTTACACGGATACCGAGCGCACGCTCTTCTCCCGCCCCGCTGAGGGCGGCGACATGCGCTTCGAGAAGGCCGAGTCGCACGGCCTCGGCGTCGTGCCCTTCGTCCGCTTCCGCGACCGCCTAGACGGCGAGGCCATCGGCCTCGTGCGCCCCTTCAAGTCGCATCAGGACCGCATCAACGACATCGCCTTCGCTATCGCCATGGCGATCCAGTACGCGAGCTTCCGCCAGCGCTGGGCTACCGGCCTCGCCATCCCCGAGGACGACGAGGGTAACCCCGTCGAGCCCTTCGACGCGGCGGTCGACCGGCTGTGGGTCAGCGAGGACGGCGAGGCGCGCTTCGGCGACTTCTCGCAGACCGACATCAACGGTCATCAGGTCGAGTACAAGAGCGCCGTCGCCACCCTGGCCGCCGCCGCGCAGATCGACGCCGACCTCTTCGCGGGCAACATGACGAACGTCACGGGCGAGGCCCTCCTCGCGCGTCGCCACAAGACGAACCGCAAGACGGACGCCTTCAAGCTCCTCTTCGGCGAGTCGTGGGAGCTCGTCTTCAAGCTCGCCGCCCGCGCCGCGGGCCAGCCCGAGCCCGAGGCTGAGGCTGAGGTGCGTTGGCGCGACACGTCGGGCGAGGACATGCTCGCCAAGGTCGACGCGCTCGGCAAGCTCGCCACCCTCCTTGAGGTGCCCGCTGAGGCGCTGTGGGAGGACGTGCCCGGCATCACCGACTCGAAGCTCCAGCGTTGGCGCGAGCTCGCCAAGGCCGACCCGCTGGAGGCGCTCACCGCGGAGCTCCAGCGACAGACGGCCCCGGTCGCACCCGTAGCCCCCGCTACGCCGCCGCCCGTCGCCGTCTAAGCCCCTGAGAGGAGCCGCCCCATGGCCGACGCCAGCCTCGCACTTGCACGCGCACACATGGCGACGCAAGTCAAGGATGCCGCCGCCGTGCAGGCGGCCCTCTCCCGGCTGTGGGACGACACCATCGACCCGGCCGACCTCACGCGTAGCTTCGCCCGCTTCCGCGAGGCCGCCGTGCCCTACGTGAACGCTGGCCGCGTCAAGGGCGAGCGCACCGCCGACGCCTACATCAACACCGTGCTCCGTCACGCAGGCAAGCCCGCCGTGACCGTCCCTCAGACGGCCAACACGCGGCTCGCCGACGGCGCGATCAAGGCGTCACTCTCGGCGTCGACCGCCAAGAGCCTCGCCCGCGCCGAGTACATCGCCAAGCGAGGCGGCGACCCGGCCATCGCACTCGCAACGGCCAAGTCCAACATGCTCGGCTCGTCCAAGCGTCAGATCATCAACGCCTCGCGTAAGCGCGTGACGAGCTCGCGGGCCGTCGAGAGGTGGGCACGCGTGAGCGACGGTAAGCCGTGCGCCTTCTGTGCCATGCTCGTCAGCCGCGGCCCCGTTTACACCGACGCGGGCGTCGACTTCAACGCGCACGACCGCTGTGGATGCAACGCCCGGCTCGTGCTCCCCGGCGACGCTGACGGCGGGTGGAGCCCTGAGGCTCGGGTCTTCCGCAAGGCGTGGGACTCGACCAAGGACGGCACGAGCGGCGAGACGTTCGCCGAGGCCCTCCGCAAGCTCTACGAGAGCCCGCTCACCGACCCGGCCATCCCCGCCGTGCCCGCGTGGCTCAGGACGGTACAGGAGGCCGCCAAGGCCCTCCCTGAGGACCGTGCCACCATCGGCGTCAAGACGGCCACCCTGACCAACGAGGCCGACCGCTTCATCGTCTCCCTCAAAGAGGCTGAGGCTCAGCTACGCATCGGCGACCGCACGAGCATCGTGTCTCGGCGCATGATCTACGAGGACGGCCTCCGCCAGAATGACGGGTGGATCGAGTCGCTCGACGGGGCCGTCGAGTGGGACGATGTCCCGCCCGCCATCGTGGCCGAGCTCCGCCGCGAGGGGCACATCGTCTTCAACACGTGGACCCCGGAAATGGTGCGCGCCAGCCTCGTCGTCCGTAGCGACGCGATCCGAAAGATGGTCGACGAGCACAACGCGCACATCGCCAAGATCGACAACCTCGCCAAGGAGCTCCGCGACACTCGCCCTGAGCTCTTCGCGCGCCGCGCCGACGACCTCGACGACCGCGGCGAGCTCGGGAGCGACACGCAGAAGGCCCTAGACGGCGTCCTCGCGGCGGGCAAGGCCCTCGACGAGGAGCTCACGCGCCGCATCCGCCCCATCGAGGCGCGCATCGCCGCGCTCGACGACGAGGTCGCGGACGCACGCCGCACCGTCGAGGCGACGGCGACGGCCATGATCGAGAACTACAGCGAGGCCGCCGAGGAGCTCTACGAGGCCGCCGAGCGCCGCCTCCGCGAGCTCCGAGACACCGTGCCCGACAAGCGCCTCGCCCTCTACAAGGAGAAGCGCGCCGAGACGCGCAAGCTCCTCGACGAGGTGCGCCCGATGGGCGGCGGCAAGCGTCCCAAGTACGACAAGACGCGCGGCCAGCTAGTCGACGCGGTCAACGAGGCGTTCCGCAACTACCCGACGGCGTGGAATGACACCGTCGCTGAGCTCTTCCCCGACGTGGAGCTCAAGAAGGTCAAGCGCGGCTACAACCAGGGCGGCAAGGTCATCGCGCTCAGCGAGGACACCGGCACATGGGCGCGTACTGGCCCCATGGGCCGCATCGCCACGCACGAGCTCGGGCACTCCATGGAGAAGGTTCCGGGCGTGCGCGGGCTGGAGTGGGCCTACCACTACAGCCGCTCTGACAAGGTCACGAACGCCAACGGCAAGACCGAGCTCGCTCCTGTCTTCGACATCTACGGCGCGAACATCGGCATGGGCTCCGAGCTCGCGCACCCCGACAAGTGGGCCGACAACTACATCGGCAAGACGTACCGCCAGCGCGGCGGCGTCGGCGCAGATAGCTCGTGGGAGGTCTTCACGATGGGCGCGGAGTCGCTCTTCGACTCCTCGCCGTGGTACGAGCGCAAGGGCGACCTCGGGGACGACGCGGACTTCCGCGCCTTCATCCTCGGCACCCTCGCCCTCGTGTAGGATGCCCCACGTAAGGAGACTCGCGCTATGACATGGACCGCTGAGACGCCCGACGGCGTCATCGAGTGGGACGGGGGCCTAGAAGGTGACCCCGCCGCAGTCAACCGTGTGCGCTACGCCCTCGACAGTCACGACGACAGCGTCGCCGTGACCCCTACAGGCCCCTTCGTCGCCCGTGACGTGGCCGACGAGCTCGCCATCCTCGGCGTGCTCTTCGAGCTCTACGGGAGAGCGGTCGTGGTGACCGGGCAAGCGCCCGACCTCACCTTCGGCGCGCCTCCAGACGCTCACTTCTAACCCTCACTGACTCAAGGCCCTCGGCACCTACGCCGGGGGCCTTTGTCGTGCGCCCAAACCGCGCACATCGCACACCTCGGGAGGTCCGAGGGTGCCCGTTCCAGGAGAACGACACCAATGGCAGACGACAAGACCACTCAAACTCCCCCGTGGGGCGACGACTTCGACGCCGAGACGGCGTGGACGCTCGTGCAGAACCTCCGCGGCGAGGTCAAGGGCCTCAAGACCGACAAGGTGGCGCTCAAGACCGAGCGCGACGCCTTCGAGGCCAAGGTCACCGAGTTCGAGAACAACGGCAAGACCGCCGAGGAGCTCGCCGCGACCAAGGCACAGGCTGACGCCGACGCCCTCAAGGCCGCACAGCGCGAGCTCTGGACCGAGCGCGCTCTCCGCAAGCACGGCGTGCCCGAGGAGCTCATCGAGTTCCTGACGGGCGACGACGAGGAGGCCATCCTCGCCAAGGCCGAGAAGCTCGCGGGCCTCAAGTCTGCCAGCACCCCCGACCCGGACGACAAGGGCGGCGATCCGACGCCCCCGCCGTCCACCCGCCCCGCCTCGGGGCTCACGCCGGGCCACGGCGGCGAGGAGACGGACCCCGTCAACCTCGACGACATCGTCGCCTCGGTGCTGTAACCCACCCTCAACCTCCTAAGGAGACACCATGCCGACCACGACCGGCCACACCCTCGACTACGACGCGCCTCAGGTCGCCACGGTCGCCGCCAAGATCGTCCAGGAGGACAGCTACCTGTCTGCCCTCGTCGGTCACGACTACGTGGACGAGTTCCTCGCGCCGGGCACCGCGGGCCGCCCCATCAAGATCAAGTACCCGACCATCCTCTTCGCGCGTGCGCGGGCCATCGACGATGTCACCACGAACATCGAGCTCGACGCCATCGCCGAGACGGGCACCACGCTCAACCTCTCGAAGACGATGGTCTACTCGGCGATTCCGCTGAGCGAGGCCGACCTCAACCTCAACCTCAAGGACGTGTCCGCACAGGTCATCCGTCCGCAGGCGGCGGCCATCGCCGACGACATCGAGAACCGCCTCGCCGAGGCGCTCCTCGCGGTCCCGGAGCCCACGGGCTTCACGGCGGTCTACGACGCGGCCGACCCGGTCAAGTACCTCGTCGCGCTCCGCAAGCACCTCCGCGACAACGGCATCCCTCAGGGCGGCATCCAGCTCGTCGTCGGAACCGGCATCTACGCCGACTTCCTCAACGCCAAGGCGATCACGGATGTCTCGCAGAGCGGCTCCACGGCCGCCCTCCGCGACGGCCAGGTCGGCAAGGTGTCGGGCTTCACCATCGTCGAGTCGACCCGACTGGACGACAACGAGCTCATCGCCTTCCACAAGGACACGGTCACCCTGGCGACCCGTGCCCCGGCCATCCCGTCGGGCGCGAGCTTCGGCGCGTCGGTGTCCGAGGGCGGCTACAACCTCCGCTACATCCGCGACTACGACGCGATGAAGACGGTCGACCGCTCGATCCTGGCGACCTTCGTGGGTATCGCCATCCTGCCGACCTTCAAGGTCGTGCGGAACCGCGCGACGCGCGTGGCGACCATCACGCCCATCGAGAACGGCGGCATCATCCACATCGCGGATGTGACCCTGCCGTAAGGCACCCCCTAGCCCCGAGTGAGGGCCGTTTACACGCGGCCCTCCTCGGGGCTTCCCCGTACCTAGGAGCCCCCGCATGCCTCGTCCGCTTCCCCCCGCTCTCGCCGAGCTAGAGGCCGACCTCGGCTTCGCCGCGGGCGACCTCACCGACCCCGACAAGACCCGCGCCGAGCGCGCCCTCGACAAGGCCACGACGCTCGTCATGGCGGAGGCCCCGGCCAAGGCTGAGGCGTGGGCCGCCGACGCCCCCAAGATCGTCGAGCTCGTCGTGCTGACCGCCGCGCGTCGAGGCTTCGAGAACCCCCGCGGCATCCAGCAGGAGACGCTGGGCGCGCACACGGTCGGCCTCTCCGAGTCGACCGGCGTCTACCTCACCGCCCGCGAGCTCCAGCAGGTCCGACGCGCCGCCACCCTCGGGCGTAAGGGCTTCGTCGGCACCATCCGCACGCCGTCGGCCTACGAGTCCGACATCGTCATCGACGACACGGTCAGCCTCGGCGTCGCCGGGCAGGCTCCCGTGCCTGTGCTGAGCATCGCCGACCTCGTCAACTTCGGGGGCTGACGTGCTGACCGCCATCGCCTCCCCCTCTCCCATCTACCGCCTCCGCCCTGGCTCGCGCGTCGACTCCGTCGGCGACACGGTCACCTCGTGGGACGCGCCGACGCGCTCGGTCATCCCTCGCTCGACCTTCGACGACGGCCCGAGCTCGGGAGGCTACCCGCGCATCGCGGGCACCGCCGACCTCCACATCGTCGGCCGCTTCGACCTCACGAGCGCCGACCGGGTCGAGTACCGCGGCGAGGTGTGGCGCATCAGTGGCCGCCCCGTCACGCTCCGCTCGCTCGCCTCGGGTGACCTCACGCACGCCGCCCTCACCCGCTTCGAGGCCGGGCAGTGACCATCAAGCTCTACGGCGGTGCGCTCACGCCGATCCTCAAGGGCAAGGCCGCGCAGGGGGCCGTACTGGAGGCCGCTGACGGCATCGCCGCGGCGCTCGGTAACCCCTACTCGCACGACGGCCCCGTCGAGGTCGACGTGCAGAGCCACGAGGCCAAGCTCACCGCCGCCGCCTCTGTGACCCTCGACCACCCCGCGGGCTTCGCCATGGAGGCCAAGCACGGCTACCTCGCCAAGGCCGCGCGAGCCGCGGGCTACAAGGTGAAAGGCCGGTAGTGACCAACGCCCCCATCCTCTACCCCTACACGCCCGTCCTGGCGCGTGACCACCTCCGCCAGCACCTCCCGCTCGTCGAGCTCGGCGAGGGCGTGACCGTCGGCACCAAGCCCCTCCCCGGGGCCGACGAGGCCCGCCCACTCCCCTACGTGCGCGTCTCGTCGGACGGCGGCACGCGGGGCTCCAACCTCCTCGCCCTCGACGACCTCCGTGTAAACGTCTGGCACTCCGACGAGGGCAAGTGCGCTGAGCTCGCCGCGCTCGTCGAGGGCCTCATCCTCGCCGGGCCGTGGCCGAGCGGCATCCGGTCGATTACCGCGCGCACCCGGCCAACCTCACCCACCCCTGACCCCGACACGGGCGACTACCTCGTCGCCTTCGGGGTCACCGCGGCACCCGCGCCGCGTCACCTCTGAAAGGACGCACTCCTATGACTGGAGACGCAAAGAACACCTCGCTGTGGGCGGGTGCCGATGTCTACATCGCCACCGAGACCACCGCAGGACCGACCGACCTCGTCGCCGCATGGGGCGCGGAGTGGAGCGCCGTGGGCCTCCTCGACGGCGCTGAGGGCTTCACCGAGGGCCGCGAGTCCGAGAGCTCCGAGCATTACGCGTGGGGCGGCGTGCTCATCAAGCGCACCACGGGCAAGCACAAGCGCACCTTCCGCTTCGTGGCGCTGGAGGACAACGCGACCGTCTTCGCGCTCGTGAACCCCGGGTCGACGCGCACCGCGGCGGGTGGCATCCGCACGGCGGCCATCAAGGCCCCCGAGCCCGGCGCGCGCTTCGCCATCGGCTTCGAGCTCAAGGAGGGCGACAAGGTCAAGCGTCGCTTCGCCAAGAGCGCCGAGGTGACCGAGGTCGCCGAGGTCAAGGAGTCCGAGGAGGAGCCGACCGTCTACGACATCACGGTCGTCATCTTCCCCGAGTCCGACGGGACGCTCTACCACACGGTCGAGACGGACCCTGACGCCGGGGTCTAACACCCACCACCCCGAGGGTCGTCGCGCGGGCGACCCTCGGGGCTTCACCCTGCCCGCGCACCCCCTTCACCCCTAACCCGCGCTAGGAGAACCCATGGCAACCGCACGCAAGACCCCCATCGCTTCCGAGGCCACCGACGGCACCGTCGCCGTCACCTTCGGCGGCGAGTCCCTCGACATCCTCGTCACGGCCAAGTGGCCCCTCGACGCGCTGGAGGCATACGAGGAGGGCAAGATCGTCGCCTTCCTCAAGCTCATCATCGCGGCCGACGGCTGGGCGCGCCTCAAGGCCCTCAAGCCCGAGGTCGGCGACCTCGCCGAGCTCGTCACCGACATCCAGAAGGCCCTGGGCATCCAGGGAAACTAGCGGCGCTCGTCGCGCTCCTCCGCGAGAACCCCGACGCCGTAGAAGCCGACCTCCAGCGCTTCTACGGCGTCGACCTCGCGGGGCTGTACCGCGGCGAGCTCTCGCTCCGGCGCGTCTCCGTCCTCATCCGCCACCTCCCGCCCGACGCCGCGACCACGCGCATCGTGCACGGCGACGCCCCATGGACGCGCGAGGAGTACCTCCTCAGCCACGTTTACACGGCCTTCACGGGCAAGCCTCACCCCTGGCTTCCCAAGCTCAGCGGCAAGGCCCGGCATGCCAGCCTCGCCGACCGTCTCCGCGCTCAGCGCGAACGCCTCTCAACCTCCTAGGAGCCGCCCGTGTCCAACGTCATCGGTCACGCGACTATCAACGTCGTGCCCTCGACCAAGGGCTTCGGCTCCGCCCTCAAGGGCGACCTCGACCCGCTCGGTGCGACCGCTGGCAGGGGCCTCGGCGACAAGGTCGGCGGCGGCTTCAAGAGCGCCATCGGGCCGCTCATGGCCGTCGCCGGGACTGTCGCCATGGGGGCCTTCATCGGCTCCGCCATCAAGGCCGCGGGCGGGCTGGAGCAGAGCATGGGGGCCGTCGACACGGTCTTCAAGGGCTCCGCGGGGCAGATGCACGACTGGGGCAAGGGGGCGGCCACCGCCGTCGGCCTCGCTCAGGACCAGTACAACAACCTCGCCGTCCTCCTCGGCTCACAACTCAAGAACGCGGGCACCCCCCTCGACGAGCTCGCGGGCAAGACCAACAACCTCGTCGTCGCGGGCGCTGACATGGCCTCGATGTTCGGCGGCACCACCAAGGAGGCCGTCGAGGCGATTAGCTCGGCCCTCAAGGGCGAGCGCGACCCCATCGAGCGCTACGGCGTCTCCCTCAACGAGGCCAAGATTCAGGCGGAGCTCGCGGCGCAGGCGGCCAACGGCCTCACCTTCGCCTCCGAGGACCAGGCCAAGGCCGCCGCCACGCTCGCCATCATCATGCGCGAGACGGCCGACGCTCAGGGCAACTTCGCCAAGGAGTCCAACACCTACGAGGGCGTCATGCAGAGGCTCAGCGCCTCGTGGGACAACGTCGTCGCCGCCATCGGCACGGGCTTCCTGCCCATCGCCACGGCCGCAGGCTCGATCCTCCTCGGCTTCATGCCCATCGTGCAGGGCGTCGCCGACAAGTTCGCCGCCTTCGCCCCGGTCATCCAGGGCGTGACCGAGATTCTCTTCTTCGGCAACTACGACGGCGGCCTCTTCGCGGCCCTCGACGGCATCCAGGAGGATAGCGAGCTCGTCGACTTCCTCTTCGACATCCGCGAGGCCGTCGAGGCCATCTTCGCGGGCGACTGGAGCACCGCGGGCGGCATCTTCTCCGAGCTCATCGGCGAGGGCGCGGCTCTCCGCGACTCGCTCATCACCAACGTCGCCGAGGCGCTCCCGGGCATTCTGGAGGGCATCCTCTCGATGGCCCCGGTCATCCTGACCGCCGCCGTCGGCGCGTTCACGTCGCTCGTCACCGCGCTCGTCTCGGTCGTCCCGACGCTCCTGGCGGCACTCCTCGGCCTCCTGCCCTCGATCACGTCGACCCTCCTCTCGATGGTCCCGATGCTCCTGACCGCGGGGCTCCAGCTTTTCACCGGCCTCGTGCAGGCGGTCGCCGCGGCACTCCCGCTCGTCGTCGAGGCCATCACGACCGCCATTCCTGAGGTCGTCGCGGCCGTCGTCGCGGTCGTGCCGCTTCTCGTCGAGTCGCTCCTCACGCTGATCCCGGCTCTGATCGAGGGGGCCGTCGCGCTCTTCATGGCGCTCGTCGAGGCACTCCCGCTCGTGATCCCCCCGCTCATCCAGGCGGTCGTGGACCTCCTGCCGGTGCTCCTCACGACGCTCGTCTCGCTGATCCCGGCGCTCGTCCAGGGTGCGGTACAGCTTTTTACCGCTCTCATCAGCGCTATTCCGATCATCCTGCCCATCCTCCTACGGGCGGTCATCGACCTCCTGCCGGTGCTCGTGCGAACGCTCATCGGGCTCATCCCCGTGCTCCTCAAGGGCGCGGTCGAGCTCTTCACCGGGCTCGTGAAGGCCATCCCGGTCATCGTCCCCGAGCTCGTGCGCACCCTCGTCGAGCTCGGGCCGGAAATGGTCGGCACGCTCCTCGGCCTCATCCCCGACCTCCTCGCGGCGGGCGTCGACCTCATCGGCGGCCTCGTCTCGGGACTGTGGGACGCGGCGGGCGCGGTCTACGACGCGCTCCTCAGCATCATGGGCGACGCGGTCGACGGCTTCCTCGCCTTCCTCGGCATCCACTCGCCGTCGCGGCTCTTCATGGGCTACGGCCAGAACCTCGGGCAGGGCCTCGCCAACGGCATCAAGAGCATGCAGAGCGACGTGACCGCCGAGGCCCTCGGGCTCGCGGACGCCGCCGCCAAGCCGCTCCAGGGCGTCGAGGCGACGGTCGACGGCGGGCTCATCGGTCAGCAGGCGCGCACCGCGGACGCTCTCACGGCGTCGGCGAACGGCGCGACCTTCTCGACCACCTACAACGACCACTCGACCTCTTCGGAGGACAAGGCCGCCAAGCTCGACCGCGCTCAGGACAACCTCAAGGCGTCGGTCGCCGCTGGCATCTGGAGGTAACCCCTATGGCCGATGTCAACCTCTCGATCATCGGCCCGTCGGGCTCTGAGCTCACGCTCGCGTCGTCCCCGTGGGATGCCGGGGTCTACCGTGTCATGGACGGCACGGCGGGCCTCGGCTTCCCCGCGCAGTACGCGAGCTTCACAGAGTCCGCGGGCGAGGGTCGCCGACTGGCAAGCGTCCGCACGTCGGGCCGCACCCTGACCCTCGCGCTCGGCATCTTCACGGCGTCGCGCGACGAGACGGCGGAGGCGCTCGACGTGCTCGCCGACCACCTCTTCTACGTGGACGGCAAGCCGCTCCCCAAGCTCCGCGCGTCCTACAGCGACGGCTCAGCCCGCGAGGTCGAGGTCACCCTCACCGCGGGCGGGGCCGAGGGCCTGACCGCCCTGGGCGAGCGGACGGCTCGCCCGCTCCTCACGCTCGACACCGAGACGGCCTACTGGACCGACACCCAGTACCGCGACTTCACCATCGCGCAGGTCGACGACGGCACACCATTCCTTGAGTCCCTCCCCCGCGCCTACCTCCAGCCCTCGGGCACCTTCGGCGAGGTCACCGTGCAGAACGTCGGCAAGGTGCCCGCGTGGGTCGAGTGGGAGCTCCGCGGACCGTTTACACGGGTCGAAGCTTCGTTCAACGGCGAGGGCTGGGCCTTCGAGGAGACGGTCGCCGCGGGTGAGGTCATCACGATCACCAAGACGCCCGAGGGCATCAGCGTCAAGGACGCGACCGGCGCGAGCCGCTACACCGCCCTCAACGACGTACCCCGTTTCTTCACCCTCCCGCCCGGCTCGTCGACCCTCTCTATCGAGGTCGCGGGCACCACTCCCGCCTCGCGCGTGACTGGCCGCTTCAAGCCCCGCTATCGGCAGGTGTTCTAGTGCTCCCCATCGTCGCTCAGGTCCGCAACCGCGCCCTCGCCCGCGTCGGCATCCTCACCGACGACGACCTCGTCGGCCTCAAGCTCTTCCCGGCGCTCAACGATGTCGGCACGTGGGAGCTCAAGCTCCCCCACGAGGTGCGGGGGGCCTTCGGGCAGTGGGTACGCCACGCCATGGCCGCCGAGCTCGCTACCCCTGGCGCGGGCATCGTCGTCGAGCTCCCGGGAGGCCGCCGCTTCTCGGGGCCTGTCCTCTCGGCGAGCTTCGAGGAGTCGACGGGCAACACGCGCGGCTCGTGGGCGTTCACGGGCGTCTCCGACGGGGTCGTCCTCGCCGACCGGCTGGCCTTCCCCGCCCCGGCCACCGCAGACGCGCAGGCGTCGAGCAAGGCGTCGGCCTACGACACCCGCACGGCTCCCGCCGAGACGCTCATGCACACCTTCGTCAACGTCAACATCGGCCCCGGGCAGGCCAACACACGGCGAGACTCGCGCATCATCATGGGCACCTCCGGCGCTCGCGGCGCAACCCGCACCAAGTCGGCGCGCTTCGTGAACCTCCTTGAGCTCTGCCAGGAGCTCGCGGTCACCGACGGCCTCATCTTCGACGTCGTGCAGGTGGGGAGCAAGCTGGAGTTTCGCACCAGCGTCGCCAACGACCTCACGGCCTCGGTGCGCATGGACGTACACACCGACTCGCTCACCCAGGCGGCCTACGCGTTCAGCGGTCCGCGCGCTTCCGAGGTCATCACCCTCGGGCAGGGCGAGGGCGTCGACCGGCTCATCACGACCCGCACGACCTCCTCCGCCGCCTCCCTGGCGACCGAGTGGGGCCGCCGTATCGAGGTCGTGAGCGACGCCCGCGGGGCTGAGACGCTCGCCGAGCTCAACGCCTCGGCCGACGAGCTCCTCGCCGACAACGCCACACCCATCACCTCCGTCAGTGTGACGCCTTCCGCGGTCAACGCCCGTGAGGTGGGCACGGCGTGGTGGCTCGGCGACAAGGTCACGGTCAACGTGGCCGGGGTGCCCGCCAAGGCCACCGTCACCGCGCTCCGCATCGAGGTCACCCCTGAGGGCATCCACGTCGGCGCGACCGTGGGCGACCCGGTCGGCTTCTCCGCCGACCGCGTGACCGGCTCGCGCCTCTCGTCGGTCGAGTCCCGGGTGAGCTCGCTGGAGCGCACCGCTGAGGGCCTCCCTGACCGGCTCGGGGCGACGGGGCGACAAGTCACCAACCTCAACGACGCCACCGAGGCGGGCATGTACTGGGCCAACGCCTCCGCGGCCAACATCCCGCTCGCGGCGACGCTCGTCATCCAGGTCGAGCGCACCGACGGCCGCATCGTGCAGACGGTCCACGACCCGACGACCACGAACGCCAACATGGTCAAGAACTACCGGCGCGTGTGGACCGGCACGGCGTGGACCAACTGGATCAACGTGGCCCGCCACGCGCCCGCAACGGCACCGACCCCCGCATCAGGCTGGGGCATCTACCG